GCAAGCACATTCATCTCATCAAAGCCTGCTAGTTGGCCTTTAAGCTTCTTGGCTTCCTTATTGGCCTTACCTAGGTTCTTAGCGGTAGTACCAGCACCACCGGCCACTCCGCCCATAGCTTTATTAGTCTTCGCAGTGTCTTGGGCTAGTTGTTTGCCTCCTCCACCACTACCAAATAGACTTCCTAAGGCTTTCGCTACAAAGCTCACCATCTGCCCAATCACGGTCATAAAGCCTACGATGTAGGGAATTACTGCCTGAATAGCAGGGATTATGTAGCCGGAGATGAAGTTAGCTACATTCATCAGTATCGGCCCAAATGCCTGCCCCAAATAAACGCCTAGGTTGGCGAATTTGGCTTTAAGTACTGCTAGACTACCCTCTAGGGTCTCAATACCCTCACGTCGGAAGTTACCGGCATACTGGGTGGTTTTCTCCATAAACATCTGATAAGCCAACCCCACCTTTTGGGCTTCGCTCATCTCATTATAGCTAGCCTTAATGCCCTTACTTAAGGCGTATGCTTCAATGGTCGTGGCATTCATCTTGACGCCGATGTTATCCATCAGCATGAAGTTGCCTTTAGCGGCCGCGGTAACAGCAGTTAAAGCAGTTTCCGTAGTTTCGCCCATTACTGAAGCCATATCCGCAGCGCGCTCCATCCATGATGTAGTCATGGCTAGGCTTTGGCCTTGTGTTATGCCAGCACCCTGCATGATCGCACCAATCTTATTAGCGCCTTGCAAGTAGTCGTTAATAGACATGCCTACAGCAGTGCTAGCTTCTTCAGACTTTTTGCTTAAGTAATCGGCGTAATCACCAAATACTGCTTTTGCTCCCCCAATATTCTGCTCATAATGTCCAAACTGTGCAGTGCTATCTGCAATAGTTTTACCCACTAAAGCGATCGCAGCGGCGACAGAGGCATACTTGCCAATAAGCCCCGCCACCTGCTTGCCAACACTATTTGAAACATTATTTAATATACCAAGATGTTGGCTAGCGTCCTTAGTAGCTCTCTTAAGGCTTGAAGCGTCGCCTGTTATTCTTACGCGCAGTTCATCGCTAATTGGCATTTATAATTCTCCGTTGGCTTGGGCTTCCGCTCTAGCTCTAATATGTGCCTCAAGGGCTTCATCAGTGGTAATTAGTCCACTCTTATTCATGCTCTCGTTCTGACTAAATGGCTTCTCAGGGAAGTTTTTTGGATCGTTTATGGCAAACCCGATATACCTAGCGAGGGCGTGGTTCAATATATCTATCTCTGTCTGTCGGTCTGCTAGTTGTTCAGCATAACCATCAATACAGTGCATGAATTGTTTTAAGTTCAGTTCCCAAAATTCGGGGATCTTCAGACCTATCTTATAAGCTAGTTTTTCGTGATCTTCCCAGAAGTCTCGGAAGCTTCGGTACTCTTTACTGCTTCCTTGGTCGCCTTGGCTTTCTCTGCTTCCTTGGCCTGCATTTTCGCTAAAAAACCCGATGTTTGCAATGCGTCAAACACTAGATCTAGTGCAATCTCAATCCCCTCATCATCTACAATGTCGCTTGCCTCTTCACGTGTCGCTCCACCTGCTTCGAGTAGGAAGATTAGGGAACTGATCTTGACCTTGCTCATATCTGTGGAAGCGATACTAAGTGATCCAAGTTCAGAGATTACTCCTAGGAATGATTTATTAGTTAGATCTTCTGCGTTAGCGATATTACTAGCTTTATAATTAAGCTTCATTTATTTGTCCTTGTGATTATGTTGATAATAGCTTTAAGGGGGAATTGCTCCCCCTTAAATTAGGCTCCCTTAGTATAGGTAATCTTGCCTGTAATACGGAGGGTAACCTTTACGGTGTCTAGACCGTCTGTGGTCTTTTCGCCGTACTTGATCGCCTTGATAAAGGCTTTGAATGTTTGCTTTGCGCCTTTAGGTGTTGCAACTTCCCAATCACGTACTGTCTTGCTCTCGAACAGTTGAGTTAGCTCTAGGGCTTGGTCGCCTTTAAGAACGTTACAATTTACCTCAACCTCGCCGTAGTCTGTGCCGGCCGGAATGAATTCTTTAGCTCCGTTAGGGCTGTCAAGCGTTGTAACGTCTTGTTCTTCGTGTTCGCCACCCATTTCTCCAATAGAAGTAATGCGTGCAATCATCTTATCAGTACCACTTGCCTCAGCTTTTTTAAGAGTCAATGTGGTTCCCATAGTAGTAGTCCCTGCCATGGTTAATTCTCCTGTGTAGTATATGCCTTACGGCTCTCTATTGCCATTATATCACGCCTGTTAATCTCTCGAATGTAGCGTTAGTGTGGTATATGGTCTTGTCAGGGTTCGGTAGATCTAATGAGTTAGTTAGTATCCAATGCTTCTTCCTCATCGCTGTTTCAAGCTCCCCCAAAATTCTTGAGGCTTCCACGCTGGTGTTCGCCCATATATCTATCGATACAGACGTAGTCTGACTAGTTAAGTCTGCGTTTAGGTCTACTGCTACCTTGTCGCTACTAATATAGTATGTCAGTGCCGGAAGCGTATTAAAGACGTTATCACTTTGCTGTGCCACAGGATATCCTAGGCTCTTTAACGTCTTATAGATTTCAGGTTTCTGATTTATCATTTCATCGCTCCCTTAACTGCGTCTTGTAGTAGCTTTTTAATTGTGTCCTTATTCTCCTCTAAGGCTGGTCTCATATAAGGATAAGCACGGTGTCCAGT